CTTGGTTGCACCTACTCGTGATGAGTCAGACGATGAAGAAAATACATCACCTGATGTCGATACACCTCAACCTGTGGCACAGGTTAGTGTTAAACCACCGAGATCGCGCGATGTAGGTACACGACCGATGGCTCAAGATGAGAAGCAGAATGTTTGGTACAAAGACACCTTTGAATTAACAACATTCGATGCTAGTCCCCTCACCACGTCGTGGAATGACCAAACGCACGAGCGAATTTGTACCATTGTTAGTCGGAACGTAATTAATATGCGTGTGCGTAGGCAGGTCGAAGGTGGTGCATGGAAGCGCACTGATTGCAAAGCATTTTGTGTGGGAGGCAATTTGTATGTGACGAACAATCACAACATTCCTACTGATATATGTGAGGTGGAAGCAGTTATGGGACCCGTATCTACGGGTATTAAGAACGCCATTACTTTTCAATTGGGTCATTCGGTTGTATATCGCATGCCCGATTTGGATTTGGTGTTTTTTCGTAGTAGGGCCATTCCCCCCAAGCGAGACCTGCGTGGTCTCTTCTCGAAGGGGGGCATCAAAGGAGGTGTCTATAAGGGGACCCTTGTAACCCGCCAAAGTGATGGTCAGGTCGTTTCGCGTAAGATGGATGCGTTCCGCTATGTAGGTGAACTTAATTATTCACTGGCACGCACAAACCAAGGTATGGTGGGTCAAACTAACCCACCAACTCAGGTTGGTGATTGTGGTGGAGTAGCCCTTTTTGAGACAGGAAAGGGCCCCATATTAGCTGGCATTCATGCCTGTGGAGACAGTGAGCAACCAACTCTAACTGGTTTGACGCAGGTTACACGCGATAATATCGAGGCCGCCCAGGATGCATTAAGGGTGACTGTTGTAGGTGAGGGTCATCCAGTGATTGATGGTGAGTCCCAGCCTAAAAAGCTGGGTGACCTTGATAAGAAGTCGGTGGCACGTTTTATCGAACAGGGTAGTGCACAGATTTTTGGATCATTGGAAGGATTCAGAACGCGTGGTCGCTCTGATGTTATTCCAACGTATATTCGGGATGCTGTCGTTGAGGAGGGTTATCCCGAGAAATTTGATAAACCTGCCATGTCTGGCTATGAGCCATGGAGGAATGCCATGCTTGAGATGGTTAACCCTGTGACGACGATGGATCAGGACATCTTGGCAGAGTGTATCGAGGCCTTTAAAACCGACATAGCGCGCGAGTTGCCTAGTGAAGCGTGGAAAGAGATCCACGTTTATGATGACTATACAGCCATGAATGGTGCTGTGGGTGTGGCATACGTGGATAAGATGAACAGGAACAGTAGTGCTGGCAATCCATACAAGAAGTCGAAGAAGTTCTTTATTGAACCAACTGTTGGACTTGATGGTAATCTTGACGCAGTCAAGCCCAATCGCGAAATGCAAGCTAGAATCGATCATATCATGCGCGAGTATGCGGCTGGTAGGCGCTATAACCCTGTGTTTTGCGGTAATTTGAAGGATGAGCCTCGTTCCCTCAAGAAGATTGCCAGCAAACAAACCCGGGTGTTCACCGGCGGACCGATGGACTGGACCTTCGTGGTGAGGAAGTACCTATTGAGTGCCGTGCGTGTCATGCAAAAGAATAAGTTTGTCTTCGAGTGTGCACCTGGCACCAATGCAACCTCTACACAGTGGGGTGAGATCCGCTCATATTTGGTGCAGCACGGTGACGACCGATTGGTAGCTGGCGATTATCGCCAGTTCGATAAGCGTATGTGCTCTGATCTGATTTTAGCGGCATTTGATATCCTTAGGTGGATGTGTGAACGGGCTGGTTACACCCCTGGGGATCTGCTCGCAATTGATTGTATTGCAGCGGATACCGCATATCCACTTGTGGATTTTCATGGTGACTTAGTGATGTTCTTTGGATCAAATCCCTCGGGACACCCTTTGACAGTCATCATCAATGGCTTGGCAAATTCCTTGTATGTTAGGTACACGTACCGAGTTCTCAACCCCGA